TCGGATATGTTCTTAACTTCTTCCTGTACGTTCTCGCTTTCTTCTAATAAGTCTTGTAATGATTCAAAATCAAATATTTCAGATCCATCTCCTTTAGCTTGTATAGCTTCTATTCTCTGAATTACTGTTGCTAATTTAATTAAGTGTTCATCGTTCTTAACTCCTATTTCCATATATTCTTTAATCATAGGAACAATAAGAGTAGCATCTCCTATATTCTCTATAAGAGGTTTAAGTTCACCGATTAATGCTTTAACCTGTGTTTTAGTCTCTCTTGAATTGTCATATATTTCACCAAATAGGTCAGATAGTGATTTACCTTTAAATATTTCTTTACTACTGTCCATAATAAGTCTTTACTTATAAATAGATTTAAAGTACTTTTGTACGAATCATTCCCACTTTATTATAGGTATCATGTAAAAGGTAGAATTCTTCTTTAAGTTTATTTACAACTTTAGTTAAGTGAGGCGTCTCACAATCTGTCATCTCCCTAATATAAATGTACAATGCTTTCTTTTTAAATATATCTAAATCCTGTCGTGTCTTAAATATAGTAAGTATTGCATCTGCGATTCGTTTTTCATTATCTTTTGGAAATAACTCGTCTAGATCTTCATATGTGTTTTCAACATATATATCTAAAAACTGACCTAATGTGATAGCATGCTCTTCGTCAACTTGCATCTTGGTTTCATACCCGTCATACATTTCGTCAAAGGTACCTATCTTCTTAAGGTTCTTGTAGTTTTTATTGTTGTAGTTGATTAACCACCTTTTTACTATAGTTCCGAAGTAAGAGTAAGCTTTGGCTCCGTTAGTGGGGTCAAACTTCATTATCTTTTCTTCTAATAGCATAGAAACAATTTCATGCTTCAAGTCTTCTATCTTATCCACATCTGTGTAATAGAACTTAAAAGTATGTATAATGTTCTCTGCTAACTTGTAAAATGGGTAATATATATGCTCTGTAAAGATGGAGTTCCTATATCGGTTATCTTCTGAGGTATTATATCTTACTATGTATTCTTCGGTTTCTTTTGTAAAGTAATTAGCTTTGCTTTTCTTTCTTGCCATAATTTTGAGGGAGCATATATCGGTTTAGCTCTTTTTGCACATTTTGCATTTGTTTAAAAAAATAACCGACCTCATCATCTGACTTGAAAACCCCACGTTCATCGAGTTTGTTAAGGTGCTTTTGTGATTTACCTATTAAATCTGATATATTCTGTAAATATTTTGTTTGGTCTACAGCAATATCTTCGTATTTCTCTACTTTTACTAATAGGTTTCTAATAATATAAGAAAAAATAAGCGTGGTAGCAACTATAATTGTAACTATTATATAAAAAGTTGTAGGATTGATGTTCATTTTAAATATTTTTAAGTAAATTAGAGAGTCCTGCTGAGGAGTTTACTCTTTTACCTGTTGATGAATTAGTTTTCTTAGTTTTAGGTTGTGAATTACCTCCTTTATTCTTCCACATATCGTATTCTACCTTAGAAGCTAAGAAGTCTGCTGTATGTAATACTGATATTAAAGCTGTTTTCTGTCTAGATGATTCAACATGACTAAAGAAATACGCTTCATTAGCTTTATCAAATACTCCATCATGACATCTAATACCTAAAAACTCTTTCTGATCTACTTTTATTCCAAACTTCTGTAAAATATATAAAGATCTATCTGGAATAAGCATAAAATCTAGATCTGGATTAAAAGTATACATTTCTGATAGCTTATCTTGTCTCCATTTATCAGTCTGAGGTATATAATTTGGTTTATCTCCGTCTCCTATTTTACCTAAATCATGAAATAGTGCAGAAAATACTAATTGTTCTTCCGAATAATCTACTGTTCCACCCATTTTTATGTATAATCTATGTTGTTCTACCGCATATTGTACGACTCTATTAACATGATCTACATAACCTCCGGGAAAAGCATTATGATACCAAGTCTTTCCACTAGCAGGAGCCATCATATAGGTTTCTTGCATATGGTGAAGCATAGATTTAATACCATCGGTCCTATCACCAATGTAAGTATCTACTATTTTAAGGTGTTTTTCGTAGTTTTTTGATATTTGTTCTGCATTTAACATAGATAACCGTTTTAAATTATTATTATTATTTATTTTAGTATATAAATTATTATATTATTTTTATATTATATTTAATTATATATATTTTTTATTATATCTTATTAATTATATTATATATTATATATTAATATATTAGTAATATATTATTATAATAATATTCTTTGTACACTTTTTGTGATACTATGATACCAGGTATACCATGGTATACATATTTATAATTTATGTTTTCTCTTATAACGTTCCTTTTCAAATAGTCGTATAAATGGTGTGCAAATATTTTACCTGTACGATTTTATATCTTTTGTTATGATTTGCTTTTTTTTTATAATTGTATTACTAAGAAGGCATATACTAATATTGATTTATTTTATGGAGTTGGTAATGTAAGATTTGGCCACGTTTTTATAACTGAA